TATTTGTTTCGTTTAAATTAAAATTCATATATAATATCAGTAGAAATGTTTTTGTATTCTTTTATTTAAATATATTTTACAAAATATTCTTGATTGTAAATAAGTTTTTAAGACGAGAATACGTGCTAATTTAAATTGTTTTTTATATTTAAAAAAAAATTGATTTAAAGATAGACTCTATATATATAGTATACTCAGATACAATGGCAGACTCTATTCTAAACGGCACTAATATTGATACTAGCGTATTCTCTTATTCCGCTCCTAAAGCTCATGCTTCGGGTGGCAAAGTAATTAACCTATATAATAAACACGTAAAGGAATCGGTAACTATAGCTACACCTCTTATTCTAACATGGGGGGCACAAGAGGGAATGGAACAAGGCACCGGTAAGCCAACGGGCAAATGGACTATGTCTCTACAATTTCCTAGCGCTGATTTTAGCAATTCCGATGCTGAGGCGTTCTTACAATCCATGCGCAATCTAGAGGCAAAGGTCAAGGCAGATGCGATGACATATTCCAAAGAGTGGTTCGGCAAAGAAATCAAAAGCTCTGAAGTCATTGATGAAAAATTCAACGTAATGCTTAGATATCCTAAGAAGGCAAAGGGTAGCGCTGAAGTTGACGAAACACGGCCTCCAACACTTACAGTTAAGGTTCCTCAGTGGTCGGGTGTTTGGAAGCCCGAAATTTATGATGAGGACGGTGAACCACTCTATATCAATGGCAAGGTAAACTCACATTTGACTCCGCTTGAATTCTTAAAGCCAAAGACACACGTTATTTGCTTGATTCAATGCGGCGGATTGTGGTTTATCAATGGCAAGGTTTCAATCACATGGAATCTGAAGCAAGCCATTGTACAAAAGCCTAAGCAGTCAATGGAAGGCACTTGCTTTTTAAAGCCAAAGGTTGCTGAAAAGGCGCTAATGAAGGCATTGCCCCCACCCGAAGATGTTGATCCCGAAGGCGTCCAAGGCGCTACTATTGTAGATGATTCAGATGACGAAGCTGAACCAGTTGCTCAAGTTGTAGTTCAAGAGCAAGTGGCAGCGCAAGTAGCAGCTACTGCTGTAGAAGAGCAAGTTCAAGTTGAAGAAGAAGTGAAGCCCAAGAAGAAGATTGTCCGCAAAAAGGCCGACCCATAAATATAAAATTAAATTTGTAATTTAAAGAGCCCCGAAAATAATATATAATTTGTAATTTAAAGAAAATAAAATAATTTTTTTGTTCCTTTTTATTTGTATTTTATAAAATACTTATTTATAGAATACAAAAGGTTTGTGTTTACACTAACACAATTTTAACAATAACGTCTCCCTTATTAGTTATATTATAAATATCGTCTTCGCAAATGGTGGCAATCCCCCTTTTTTTTAATACATAGAATTGCTCCGATTTCATAAACAATTGTTCGGTTGGAATAGTAAATGTAATTTCATCTAAGAATAAACTAACACTTTTTTTATTCACGATTAAATCCATTAATTCATCTATAATATTTATTTCTTTTACCACATAAATATTATTATTTTCATCAATAGTGACCGATACGGGCAAATTAGGCTGACATAATACGATTATTTCACCTCCATTTGGAGCGTCAAAATATAATTCATTATGCCAAAGAGGTACTAGATATAATTCTCCATCTACATACAATTTATAAATACTGTTGTTCATTAGATCATACAGTGTTGGTTTTAATATAACTATTTTGTCATTTTGGTACTTTTCTTTTATAATTACACTAACAAGCTCTAACGTTTCGTCATTAATGTAAAATATGTCCTTATATTTATACAGCAAATTATATACATCTATCGCTTTGTGTTTGTCTAATTCTGCGAATATTTTTTGTAAATAACTTAAAGACAACTTTTTATAACCTATGACAATTTGCTGAAAAATTTCATGAATTAGATTATTCGTTTTAACATTATTATTAAACTGATTGAACAATGCCGATACAAAGGTACTTAATAATTTTACATAATCAGTTTCTTGGTCTTGATTATAATTTGAACTAACAAATGCGTCAAATTCCCCATCATCTACTTCGTTTGGGATTGTTAGTTCGTCCAATAAATAATCATAGGATTCTCTTATTTGTTGGAATTTTTTTGTGGCATATTCAGTATTATTGTTTTTATCGGGGTGCCATTTTAAAGCCATTTTATAGTACTGTTTTTTTATGTATTCACTACTTAAATTGTTGGTCTCCGTTATTTCCAATATTTCTAGGGCATGTTTAATATTCATAGACTGTTTATATTCATTTGTATCCATGTATTATACTTGTTAAATACAACAAATAATTCTCTAAGTGATAAATCGGACGATAGTTATTGTTATAATATTTAAAAAATACGTGCGTCTTTTTCAATATACTGGAAAAATTGTTAGTCTTTATATAATCATCTTTAATCAGTTCTACTAATATATACCAAATACAATGCGTAATATTCAAATCAAATATAAAAATATCATACAATAAGTCCCTAAATTTTAAAAATACAAGACTGTCTATATTTTTCATTTCTTTAAGTATTTTATCACATATTATTTTATGCGGTGACATTAATTCTAGTATATTTGTGTGTAAATATTTGATATTTGTAATATTTTCAATTTTGATATTTGTGTGTATTTTGGTTTTTACACCTTCGTATTTTAAAAGCGCGTTGTTTTTGTTAGTAGTACTTAAACATTTATTATATGCTACTTTTGTAGGGCGACCAATGGGTATTATTTCACAGCAATTTATTATTGGATCGGGTACAAAACATAGCTCATCTGTTAACAGTATATATTTAATGTGTATCGCAGAGAATTTATTGTCTTGTATATAGCTGTAAAAATTTTCTAATAATTCCGTATGTATGTTTTGAAAATTTTTACATACAATGATACCAGTTTTCGTGTTTTTAGCAGACAATATATCCAAAATTTGCTGATATATTTCATGCCATAATAGTTTAGAATTACACCCCAGCAATGACATATCTATTTCATAATGGATGTCACTTATTTTAAAATAATATTGCTTTTTATCATAAGTTACACTTATTTTTTTTTCGTATTTTAACTGAGACGGACTGTATCGTTTTATCGTATATAACATTTGACTGTATTTACCAACACCACTTGGACCATAAAAAATTAAATTCGGCATATTATTTAGATCGTTTGGCATTGTGTCTATTAAATTGTTTAGCTTTGGATGTAAACTTGTTTTATTTTTGGCATTAATGTACTCTTCAAAATGTGTTTCTAAAAATTTCATTATTATAAAATATTATTATTTATTTATATTATAAACTAACAATATTATTTCACTGTAATATATTAAATACATTTGTACATATAATTAAATAATGAATCTTATAAATAATATAGAACAATTTGACATAAATTCGGTTTTTTTTTGCGATCCAATAAAAAATAATATTATTAATAATAGCTATTTTATTCGCATTATGTATTCACCGTCATGTTTTACTTTAAATGGTGTATATATTTTAGTACCGATTACTTACTCTATTGTTGAGAAATATTATAACAAATTTAAATGTAATATTGACTATAATCGGTTTAAAGACGCTATTGATAAAATTATTTTTATTGAGACTATCATTTTAAAAAAACATAGCACAAACAATAAGCAAGCTATATACAAAATTTCAGAACAACTTAAAATCGGGATTATTAAAATTTTTTCATATACTGAACCAACTAACAACACGTTTTCACTGAAGATATCGGGTATTTGGGAAACTGATACAGAATATGGTCTTACATATAAGTTTATAACTTGTTAACCTTGTGTAGAAACATTGTTAACCTTGTGTAGAATATAATTTTAAAGTAATGATTAATGCTATAAGAGCAACATAAGTTATAACACTAACAACTACCAAAAACGAACGTTGAGTTACTGATAATGAAAAATATCCACCACTACTGCTTGAATATAGTGACGACATTATATAATAAACTTGAACCATTACTAAAATACTAGTAACTAATGATATTTTATTATAATAATCGGATACTTGACTAGTTGCTATTTTATTAAAATAAGTATATAAAATCGCGATTAATATCGCTATAATCACCAATAATGAACAGCATGATAGCAGTGACGATGAGTTTTTAAAATTTGGGGAATTTAAATTTATCATAATTATGCCTACCAAACAAAGCATAATACCCGAATAACTACCGATTAAGGCATTTAGACTGCTCTCACTATTTGCGTTATGTGTAATAAATATAATAAAAATTGCTGCTGAAGATATTGCTATAAAAAAATACACCAAATTTTGATATAATGTTGGACTCATTGTATTCATTGTACTCATTAATATATAATTATATAATTTGTTATAATTATAAATGACAGTTATATGTTAAATATTTATTTGTTTTACAATATGTTTAAGATGATCTATTTCATTTTGCATTAGTTGTATTTTATTAACTAACAGAGGTATTATTTCTAAATAATTAATAGCTTTATAATTGGCGCTATTGTCCGGCTTAATAGAAACCAGCTCGGGATATTCATTTTCAAAATCTTGCGCGATAAACCCATAATGAACCTCTTTTTGTGTATCGTATTTGAATGTAAATTGCTTAACCTTTAACTTCATGAGATTATTTATTTTTTTTATATTAATTGGCTCAATATTGTCTTTTAAATTCACATCCGATGGATTTATTATTTTACCGTTTACATACAAATCACCTTCTATTAATACATTATCATATGAAATACTACTTGGCGTTAAAGTATTTGAAGTAATACTACCGCTATTTGGATACTTAACAAGATTCCATAAATTGGGAGGACCCCCCAATATAAAATTCTTGATATACGATGTTGTATTATTTTGTCGACCACTGTAGTTAGGCGTATTTAAAATCATTTAAATATATATTATTTTTTAATTTTTATATAAAAACACAAATATATATGTTTTTATATGAGTAGCTATAATGTATTTAACAATCATCCAATTATTCCCAATGCCAACCAATATTTTTATGCGAAAAAATTTGTTTCTATTCACTCAGAAGACCGCGACATTACTAAATATCCTAATTCGGCACAATTTGAAATAGAATTGCCACAAGATTACCTAAATGTTGTATCTGTTCGGTTAGCGACTTGGTCATTTCCCGCCAACTACAGTGTTTTCTCTGAGTTTAATTACAATATTACCATGACATTTAAAATGATAAAATTATATAATCCTAGCGATTACGGTGTTAGTAATCCACTTTTAGAAGTAATTTATATTGCTTTAAACACGTCTATTGATAAGGAATATATCATTGTTATTGAAAATGGGTTTTACAACCCACAGCAAATGGCAATCGAACTAACAAATCAATTTAATGCTGTTATAACTACCGAAATAAATTACTTTTTTAAGAATAATCCTAGTTTTGAAGAAGCGCAAAAACTGTTTGTTGCGTATAATCGGTTTAATATTGTATATAACGCTGTAGGGCAAAAATTATGGTTTGGCAACAGTGCTGACCAATTTGTACTAACAAATGACTCAAATGTGTATTACAAAAACAATATTGTAGACAATTCGTGTATTCGCTCTAATGTATTGCCCAATTTTGGCAATTGGGGTTTACCCGCCTATTTGGGATTTTCGCGCTGTCCAGCATACGCATTAGACGCAAACGAAACTTTGTATGGCAACCAAGGAAGATCAAATACTAATCCACCCCCTACTAATGATTTGTCATTAGTAAATCAACAAGTGCCTCGGTTTTATTATGGGGATGTTGCTACTCCCGGCGATAATGGGTTTTGGTTGTTGCCCGGAGCCCCCCACGCAACAGTGTATTTTTTACAAGCACCTCTGAAAATTAATTTTATGGGACCATCTTATCTGTATATGGAAATTGCCGGCTTAAACTGTATTGATGAAACATCTCCTTGGAATTTATCCGAGTTTACGGCTCATACTAACAAAACAAACGGTATAGTAAATTCATCATTTGCCAAAATACCTATACCAACTACACCTATTTCACAATGGTTTGACGGAGATATGGCATCTTATAAATATTTTAATCCCCCCGCTGAGCGAATACGTAAATTAAATATTAAATTGCGTTACCACAATGGCCAAAATGTTGATTTTGGTAATTTTGATTATTCTTTTATGTTAGAATTCAACTTAATAACTCCACAACAAGAAAGAACATATAGTATTCGTAGCGCGTTAGATTTATCACAACATCAAAATTTTAATTGATAGATTTTTTACCCAAGGTGAATTATTTTTACCCAAGGTGAATTATTTTTACCCAAGGTGAATTATTTTTACCCAAGGTGAATTATTTTACGCAATATTATATGTTTGTTTTATCCAATTCAATATCAGCATTTTATCACATTTTTTATAATCTCCATTGAAGCCCACTAATTTTAAAAAAGTCGGCTTTTTTCCCTTTGGCGCTTTATAAAAAATGTAATCCCCATATTTTCCCGTTCGAATATTTAGGGACGGTGTTAGTTCCCTAATCAAACCAATAGGTTTTGATGGATCTAAAACAGTATCCTTATCTAAAAATCGTATTATGTCAATATAAACGAGTTTATCCATTGAAAATTCGGACCCCAATGAACGAGTGTCGTTGCCCCATTGAGCATAAATGCCATATTTGCCTTTTTTAATAAATAGATCTAGACCCTTATATTTACCAATGGCATCTTGGTGTTGTTTTGTATCGTCTATTATGTCTTCCAGTTTTATTGATTCGCGGTGTTTTTTTACCTCATTAATATCTAAATCTTTTTTTACGGGCAAAAAAGTTGTTTTGTTAGTTGTGGTGTCTGTATGCTTGATAACGGGACCATATTTACCAATAATAAATGTGTTATTGTTTCCTAGATCAATGCTAAATTTTTGTAAATGCTGTACCTCTTTAGTGGCGACTTGAAGGGCATCGTAGCATTTTTGGCACACCGTGGTCCAAGGTAAGTCACTGGTCGCAATTTGGTCCAATTCGTCCTCCATATGTTTCGTAAATTCGTAGTCAAAAAATGTATTAAATTTACTAAGTAAAAATTCAATTACAATAACGCCTAGAGGTTGAATAACCAATTTATTTTTTTCGTTGCCGAATTCTTTGGTTGTTAGTGTTTCAACAATTTCGCCATTTTTATCACTCATTTTTAAACTGTAATCTGTTTCTTCTATTTTCTTGCCAACAATATTCTGCTTTTCTACGTATTTTCTTTCTTGTATTTTGTCAATAATAGACGCAAATGTGGAAGGCCGACCGATGCCTCTTTGCTCCAATAATTGGACCATTCGCGCCTCCGTAAAATGCGACTTTTGATTTGTTAGTGTAAATTGCGATTCTATTTTTTTGGGCGTTAATTCAATATTTTGTTTCAATTTAGAGAGATATTGGTAAATAGATGGATCAGCACTTTTTTTGTTTTTCACAATTTGCCATCCGAGGAAAACGAGTTGTTCCGCCTTATACGCAAATTTGGTCTCTAATGGTGCGCATATGCTCGCTGTTATGGTATTGTATTGCGCCGATGACATACACGATTCCAAAGTTCGCTGCCATATAAGCTCATATAATCGGATTGCTTTCGCGGGTAAATCTGTATTTATTATTTTTAGCGCAATGTTTGATGGACGTATCGCCTCATGCGCTTCTTGTGGTGCCGGTATATTCATTTTTGCGGCCACTTCATTTACGGCTGTTTTTGCGTTGTTTGTTTCATCTATTGCCATTTTATCTAGGATAGGTCGGATATACTTTTCTTCATAGTTTTTGGCAATGTACGCCTTTACTTCGTCAATGAACTTGCCACTGTATTTTTTGGAGTCGGTTCGCATATACGTGATATAACCTTGCTCGTATAGTTGCTGAGCATATTTCATCGTATCTTTGGGCCCTAGACTCAACTCATTAGATGCCAATTGCTGTAAATTGGAGGTTGTTAGTGGCTCCGGTGCTTCCTTAATTACCTTCTTCGGCGCTGTTACCGTACATAAAAAGGTGAATTCCCTACATAATGCCAAGAATTCTTTAATATCTTTTTTTAAACTAAATTGCCGATTTAGCTCAAATACGAGATTCAAATTGGTAAAATAACCCGCGGTATTATAGGCTACTGTACCGAACGACTCTTTAATATCCAAATAATTCTCATAAATGAGCCTTAATGCGGGCGTTTGACAGCGCCCAGCAGATAATCCAGTGTCGTGTTTTTTTGCCACATAGTGCCATAGCACGGGTGAAATTGTATATCCAACAAGCAAATCTAATATTTGCCTAGCTTGCTGTGCCTTTACTAAATCCATATTCAGTCTTGTTGGGTGCGAGATAGCAGATTGGATCACCGACTCTGTAATTTCATGGAAAATTATGCGCTTCGTTTGGTTAACGGGGAGACCGAAAAGGTCGCAAATATGCCACGCAATGGCCTCTCCTTCTCTGTCATCGTCGGTCGCCAATACGACATCAGATGAGCTGGAAATTGCTGAGCGCAGTTTCTCTATTTGTTTCAACTTGATTGGCTCTTGTAGAACTGAATAAGTTGTCGCAAACCCATGCGCAATATCAATGGATTCTAATTTATCAATTGTGCGTAAATGACCGAAAGATGCCATTACTGTATATCCGGGGCCAAGATAAGATTGTATTTTTTGGCATTTGGTCGGCGATTCTACGATTACTAATATGTTGAAATTTGACTTGGACTTAGAGGACATTATATTACTAGTAAATTATCTTTATTATTTTTACTAGTAATATTTACATTACATTACAATACCCACTATCATTTTTGTCTTCATCTTCTTCCTTTTTATCTGTTGTTGTTTTTTCTGCCCCCTTTATTTCATCATCAGCCTCTTCTAAACTAACAATGGAATCAATAAAGTCCGACGCATCCATCGCTTCTGAACGGGACAAACTATTTGAATATCTTACAGCTATTTCACCGTTCTTGTCATAATTTTCGTCTACAACAATAAGATCCTTACCCATATTTCTAAATTTTCCAACTCTCGCGGTTAACGACTGGTCATAATTTTTGTCAAACTGTATAAATAATGAACTATTACATGCCGACTTTAGCTTGTTTTCAAAATCATATGCTGATGATTCATTATCATCTTTTAACGGAATTATCACAAACTCTAAAACCATATTTTAATTTAATTGTTTTTTATCTTTATATGTTTATTAACAAAAATATATTTTTATTTTTATTAATAAAAAATTGAATTATTTATTATTTAAATATAATTTATTAGAATTACTAACATGAATCCTACAGAAACTAATAATTCTTTACATTTACCCTTCCAAGAAACCGAATTGGGCGATTTGGTAATTGACTTTTCTAAAATGAAAAAGCGCAAGACGAAAAATAAATTGTTGACTGCTACTATCACCGCTGACAATGCGGCAATAGTTGAAACCATTACCGAATCAGTTTCCATGCCCCTTTACTCTTATTCAATGCTTCTTGACCGCTTATTTGAAAATATTTCTTCAAAAGATAAAGAAAAAGATAAACTACATCCAAATGCCGCTCAAGTTCACAATCAAAATAAAATTACGTCTGTTGACAATTTTGATGATATTGTGAAAAGCATTCGCGTAGGAAATACCGATGACCTATCCGACAGTAAAAAGCACTTTGCGAACTACTTGCTAAGCGAGCTGTCTTGTGGTGGCTATTTCTCCAATAGCACATTGGTTTTAGCGGGTAAATTTACTGCCGGTAGAATTGACAACATTTGCTTAAAATACATTGATATTCATATTCGTTGCTTGAATTGTCGCGGTTTTAACACAACTCTATTTAAAAATACGGATATACGCAAATACGCGATTGAATGTGTATGCGGGTCTAAACGCACGCTGCCTATTGTGGCCGAAAGAACTTTAGAAAATAAAAAGAAAAAATAAAAATTATATGTAAAAATTATATGTAAAAATTTAAATATTATTTCGCTTATATTGTTTCCATGATATATTAACTTGCGCGCCCTTGTATTCGGGCTCTTTGTCTTCATATTGTGAATTTATTTTATCCGCCTTTTTTATTGCGCTGTCTACATACATCTTTTTTAGCAACATACCAAACTTATACGAGCCCTCGTGCTGGTCCAATTTGCCGTCTTCAATATCGCGCAACACATCAAGTGCCTCAAATAGCACCTTGAGATCTATCTCGTCCTTTCTTATTTTATTGTAAATATCCGTATAATAAGTAAATAAAAATCCGCACTCCCCCATTGCTTCCAAATGAAGCGCGTCATCATCGCCTAAATTTTTAGCCTTTAACATAACTAGCCTATTTACATCATCACGTAATATATGGCTATGTTTTAGTTTGCGTATTAAATCCGTATTATCACTAACATTGTTTTCACTAATCATTTTTTGCAATTGTAATCGCTGGTTGTCATCCATTGTATCCATAATGTTATTTTGAAA